TTGATCACGTGCCTCAAAGTAAATGTTCTGAGCAAGACACGTGATCGTGGCACCTACCGCAAGTATAGTTTCACTCAACATGAATACACCTCCTCAAAAATCTGTGCATCTACCGTTGTGTTGCCAATCCCCATGCATAGTAGGGTCAGGCCCATCATACCCACCATACTCCTGCTTGGGTGCTCTACCTCTGGCACGTTGCAGCTGGTCATCTATACTCTCCTCTTTGCTACGCACTGCTGGTCTTTTAAACAGAGTGAGTGTGACCACACCATCACTGTCTTCCTTGTATGTGCCAGCCCAATTGACAGGCTTGTTGTACCACCAATTTAGTAAGTCCTCTATGTCAGTGTCTACCATAATATTCCATGCTCCTTTGGTTGTATTTAAACTTACGTTGCTTACGCCTTTCTACTTTCCATGCACCTTTCTTTGGTTTAGTAAGTGCCATCTTCTTTGCTGGCATCTTTTGAAATGTCAACTGTGACTGCATCATTATGTTTGTTCCTCTTCCTGCTGTATGACCCCTTTCCCTTTTTGGGTTTTACAATTTGAGTGCGAGGTCTATTGTACGCCATCTCACGTGCAACTGGATTGATTGGTTTGATACGCACAACAGACCTCCTCTCATATTGTTATCTAATTATCGGCTGCACAGAATAGTCACGCTTAGTTGTGGACACTAGCCCTTGCATGTTCCAGAACACGATAGGTTGTTTGGAAAGATAGATAGAGTACTTGCCAAATTGATAAGACTTAAACTCTTTGAGTTCCTTGCCAAACTCCCATCTCCATTTCTTAACTCGCTTCCTAAAGATAAAGTCCCTGTTAAGTATACGTCCACGTAGTTCTAATTGCTTTTGTATTTTGTTTGCTGTTGTCATAACAGACTCTCCTTTTGGTTAAGTTAGATATACAGTACATTATACCAGTATGTCGTGTCAAGTATAACCTAAATGGTGGGACAGTCCCACCTCAACCATACTCTTTCATCCACTCTTCGTCAGCAGATACTAACTTCACTAAGAAGTTATCCTTTATGTCTCTGCAATATGTGTCACCATACTCGTAAGATCCTTCGTGCATCAGGGGAGATGTAGCTGACACATACCATCTAGCAAAGCCGTCATTCTTCTCAGCAGATGAATGTTTGTAGGTCTTCAACACTCTCCACTCCCAACCTCTACCATCTGAGTAGATAGCATATGGGTTGTCATGGGTTCTTGTTTTTCCAAAGTTAGTTCTAGGCATTTGTTTTCTCCTTTATGATTATGCCAGTATGTCCAAGTTAGTGCCACGATTAGTGTCTATCGGTGGTGCTGGTCTGGTAGGTACTAGGTTGTCTGCCTTTTTAGCAGATGGATAGTGGTGTTCTTCCACATGTTTTTCGTGTGGTGTAGTTCTCCAAGGCACGTATATGTCCCTGCCTATGAAGTCCTGCACCAATATGTGATATACACTGTCGATACTCATTGCATTCTCCCATCTCCATAAATGTATGATCTCACGCTGTGGTCACTCTCATGCTGTTCGGGTTCATCCTGCATCTCTCTGCCATGATCATAGGCATTTGGGTCATGCTCAGATGGCACATGAAATGTTACGTCAAATAAATCTGTGCGATCATTATATGATACTATATCTACAGGGCAACTATCCAACCACTCTTGAAATTTTTCATAGTCACTCCTTTGATACACTCCTTTTGAGTTCCATAAGTCAAATAGATTTTTTACTTTTTCCTTGTCTTGAAACTTTTTGTAATCACTCATCTTATTTCTCCTCATAGTATTTAATAAAATATCTTAACACTTGTATTATACTTCTATCTTTAAACGCACGTGTGCCACCATTACGTCCTTCCCATTTCAAGGACTCAAGAGCCTTGACTATATCACTAGGTATTGTGGAACCTGTATGTTCTTTCCATATCATAATTGCATCCCACACAGTAAGATCACCTTCAGTTTTAACCCACTTAGCCATCTTCTTTAAATCACGTGCTGGTAGCCTATGTTTTTTTATTGTATAGTCATTTTTCATATGCCAATCCTCTACCATCTCGTAGGCATCATCAAGTGACATGCCTGTTTTTGTTAGCTCTCTGGCCTGTTGATCTATCATGTCCTCTCTCCTCATTTCTACTCTGTAGTCCGTACTCATATCTTTAATCCTTTCAGTATGTGGGCAATAATGTCTACGGTAAATCCATTACCGCATATTTTGTAGCGTTGAGTGGGTGACACACCCTCTGTGTATCCGTCGGGTAGGGTTTGCAATCTCTCACACTCCAGAGGAGTCAGCTTACGCCAACTCATAGGCTCAACATAAACCTTTGGCTCACGATGACCACCACCCATAGTGGTAAGCGTAGGTGCTTTGCCTTCTCTGTGGTAGGTACGCTTCAAGCTGTCAATACCTTTGATGTCAGCGTCACCAACATGACATAGACCATCCTTACTGAATACTAGCTGTCGTCTGTGCTTTTCAAAATATGTCTTGAGATTACCACCCTTCCAGTAATTAGCATCGAGACAATGAGACTTGTCTCTATCCACGTAGCCATCCTCTAAGATGTCCTTGAGCATGATACCCTTGTCCTCTGGTGAACCGAAGTATGGTATGTTAGTCCAATACAGCCTCACTCTTCTCTGTCCAGAGACAAGGCCACTATCCTCCTCAATAGGTTCCACGCCTAGGTGTTTGCTAATGACATCCCTATACTCTTTTTTCATACGCACATTCTCAAAGAGAAACCATTTGGGTTTGAGTATATTTTTTAAACGTACAATCTCCCAAAAGATTTGTCCTCTAGGATCGTCAAAGCCCTTGCCTCTCCCTGCCACCGAAAATGAGGGGCAAGGAAACCCACCTGCCATGAAGTCAATAGGATCACCGTTGAATGTGTGCAGCCCTACATTGTGGATGTCACCCACCTGCTGTGTGTCAGGCCAGTTTTTCTGTGCTATTTTGATAGCCCACTTGTCTACCTCACTGGCATAGTACCTGTAGACAGGTGATAATACACCTGCCCTAACCATTGCTTCCTGTAGCATAGAGCCACCGTCACATGCTGAAAATACTGTGTTGATCATCGTAGTTTCTCCCAATGTTTCGCTTTTAGCTTTAACACCTGTGAGAATATATTTTTAAACTCAGGGTGTTGACTGTTTCTCACAGACAAATTGCGTACTAACCACATTACATTATCAAGGTTATTCGTATCTCTACGGATACGTGGTACATCCATATCGTCAGGTATTTTTACCATTTAGTTCCTCCTCAGTGTTTGGACAGATGCACCGTCACTCTCTTGTTGATAGTGGTCTGACTGAAACATCCTGCCTTACATACAGCACAATGTCCAGATAGTTTCTTCCATGTCTTAGGACACTTGAACGCCTCACCTCTGGCAGAATACTTAGTGTCATCTCCGTAGAACATAATGTTCCACCCCTCTGCAATTAATGCGTCCTCCTCCTCCTGTGTATTGGATGGGTCAAGAGAAGCATTGATGGCAATGTTAGATATTGGAAACAACTCTATCATAATCAGTTCACGTAACAATGGGTTACGCCAAGCACGTGTCGGTATCCACCATGTAGTCGTAGGTGTAGCTAGTGCTATGTCTTTGACACGATATATATCGGCAATGTCTTTGAGTGCCTCGCCACGTGTCATATGTCTAGATCTGTCTGTCTGCTTTTTCTTACGAGACAGGTAGTCTTTCACTTCACTGCCTGTGACTGCTTGCCATTCTCTCTCGCACCTCTCGTCACGCTTACCCATGTTTGGGTAAAGTTTATATAACTTGTTGTTGTAACAAGTGTCGTCACAGAATTGGGTTCGGTGGTCACACGAACCTTTGACACTGCCTACGTCATTGATAGGTCTGTCACTGGCAAACATACCAATGTCGTCACACCACCGAAACAAATCTTTAATAGTCACTACAAATCTCCTCGTTGAAAACAATATAAACCAATCACTACTACGACAAAGCATAGTGCGACAATCGTCAGTTCGTCAAGTGCTGTCATCGTGGGACAGTCCCACTTGTGTCGATGGCTTGTATGGCTGCCCATGTCCTGTCGATCTCCTCTAGCTTTTTACGTCTAGTGTCCTGATCCGTCTTAGCTTGCATGGCATTGTGAAGCATAACAAAGTCTTTAAAGAATTTATCAACTTGATTCATATCTCTATCGCCTTTCTCTTTAACCTTTCAATTAACTTCTCTTGTTTGAGTATGAGGTTAGCAAGCACACGATTGTCACGCATCACTGCCAAGTTCTCCATTTCGAGGTAAGCGATCTTTTCGTCGTCACCTCTCGTCACTATGTCCATTGTCATTTAGTACTCGTCCTTCCTTGTTGTTGTCTAATCATTGATAGCATTGCATTTAGCTTAGTGTCAACTCGTCTAGGTTTATGAGACACTCGTCTAAACATCTCGTCAAATTGTCTATTCGTCATTAGCGACAAGTCGTCAACAACTCGTCCAACTTGTTTTGGATACCAACTCGACAATTCGTCACTCGATTTTTCTGTAATTCTTTTGAATTTCATAGAGTAAAAACCTTTCAAATAATCGGTGGGACTGTCCCACTAAGATGATCGTTTAAGCTACTGCAGCCGAAATTAAATCAGCAATTTCTAACTATCATTATAGTAGCTTATAGCATGGGATACAGTCAAGACTGTCGAGAATGCGCTGTAAGAGCGTTTAAGGTGTTTCAGGTAGGATAGTACTAGAAACGATTTAAGGGTGCTGTATGAGCGTTTAAATGGATCTTAAATCTAGGCATAAAAAAAGGGTGACACCCGAAAGCATCACCCTTAGTTGAAAAGGTTTAAAGTATTAAGCTACTTTTTTGGATTTCTTTTCGATTGTTAGAGGATCTAATTCTAAGACGTTAATATTTGAAGTATCAGCATCCGTTTCATATCCTAGTAATTCAGCACAGGCTTGGACCACGCTAGCGAAATCGTATTTCTTTACGTTGATATGTTCAACGATATGATCAACAAGCTTTTCTTCTGATTGGTAGCTTTTAGGTGTTGAATTATTCTTATTCAAGAAACGACTAATGTATTTCCTCAAAGCACTCATAGTCGGAACTGTGAAATCGGATTTTACATTTTCACCCTTTTTGTTCACGTACCAAAAACCCTTTTCTTTTTTCAACTGTTTGGCCGTTTCCCAATTTTCAGCAACGTACTTAAAATTCCTACGCTCCTCCTTATCGAAATCGGGTAACGCTTTATAAAAATTAAAATCGGGATCTTGTAGAAGTTTATGAGCTTGTTCCATAAAAGCATAACCTTCTTTAGACTTTCCAAAGTAAAAGCTTTGAAAATCGTTTTTCGTATCCTTTAGCTTTTGAGTAACAGGAATTGAAAGCTCAACTAAATATTCTTTATCAGATTTCTTAACAGTCATTTTTGTTTACCTCATGGTTAAAAACCCACGCTCAAACGGCGTGGAATAGCTACTGTTATATAGAAGTGCTCATATACTGTCAAACGGTTTAAGCTACTGCAGCCGAAATGATTTGAGGTGGGACTGTCCCACCGATTTGATGGGGTGGTGTTTTATGGACCAATTGAAGTGAGGGGATAGGGTATCAATTCTTGTAGTTGTCTCTTGTCAAAAGACTACCCCCCAAAAACCCCACCACCGAAAAGAGTATTTCAAAGTAACTGTTATGGTATCAGTTGCCGTTTAAATCTGGACTCCATACAAAAAAGCCTTATTTTCTGCGGATCTTAAAAAAATGTCTCAAAAAAAAGATTATTTTTAAAATTTTGGCAGTCGGGGCATGGTCCACCCCCCGTTGGTACGTATATATGCTTGTACAAACACACAGATTAGGAAAATTAAGTGTTAACCACAGTAGCAACTGACCATAATATGTTGCATATTAGACACACATTTACGATATTTTTAATTATTTTTAGTATTTTTTAATTTTTTAGTTGACAGGGGTTGATCTAATGAGTATAACTATGTACATATAATAGATCACTTAAAGTGATACACTAAAAACTCCCTTAAATAAAACTAAAAAATACTTAGATATAACACTTAAGTGTACACTTATAGTGAGGCAATTAAATGAATCCTGAATCAATCTCTATTATAGATTTATTTATTCGTGCTTGGCCTATATTGCTGGGCATAGTAACTTTAATTATCGTGTTAGCTAAAATGCATGGTGACATCGTCGTACTAAAAGAGAAAGTAAAGAGTTTATTTGATCTGTG